TCGTTATTTATTTTTAGATGAAATTGATGCCTATCCGGGCGATGCGGATGGTGAAGGTGATCCTGTCTCCCTTGCTATTCAACGTACGGCTACCTTTGCTAGGCGGAAGATTTTACTCGTCTCAACGCCCACCATTCAAGGATTAAGCCGTATTGAACGGGAATTTGAAGCCTCTGACCAACGTTATTATTGGGTGCCATGCCCACATTGTAATACATTTCAAATTCTAAAATGGCCGCAAGTGCAATGGGATGATGAGCCTTTAAACGCGCATTACGTTTGTATCGAGTGCAAAGAGAAAATCCAACATCACCAAAAGACATGGATGCTGGCGAATGGCCAGTGGCGTGCATCCAGTGAATCAAATGGTAAAATTGTCGGTTTTCATATTTCCAGTTTGTACAGCCCGGTTGGCTGGCTGAGCTGGGGGCAAGCTGCGCAAAATTTCTTGCATGCCAAAGAAAATGAACAACTACTTAAAGTTTGGGTCAATACTACCTTAGGGGAAACCTGGGTCGATAAAGGTGAAGCGCCTGATTGGCAGCGTCTGTTTGAACGTAAAGAAAATTACGCCATTGGTACAGTGCCATATGGCGGCCTTGTTTTAACGGCAGGTGTTGACGTACAAAAAGACCGTATTGAAGTTGAAATTGTTGCATGGGGTCAAAAACGCGAAAGCTGGTCTGTTGATTATCAAGTTTTTGAAGGCGATCCCGGTAAAGCTTCTACGTGGCAGCAGTTATCTGCTTTGATGAGCACTTTATTCCCCAGCGAAGATGGATTGGAGCGCCCCATCAGTATGATCGCTGTGGATGCTGGGTATGCCACTCAAGAAGTTTATGGGTGGATCCGTAGCCAACCACCTGGTCATGTGATGGCTGTTAAAGGTATCGACAAAGCCCTAGTGCCAGTGGGTGCACCAAGCCGTGTGGATGTCACCATTTTAGGGCAAAAACTCAGACGTGGCGCAAAACTCTGGCCGGTTGGTGTCTCTGTTTTAAAGTCAGAGCTGTATCACGTGCTCAAACTTTCACAAACCGATGAAGGATTTCCGGGCGGTTACTGTCATTTTCCAGCTTACGGACCTGAATATTTTAAGCAGCTTACCGCTGAGCAACTGGTGACCAAAATTAGCAAAGGCTATCCAAAACGTGAGTGGCAAAAAATCCGTGAGCGTAATGAAGCACTGGATTGTCGAGTCTATGCCAGAGCCGCAGCCATCGCTATTGGCGCAGATCGCTGGAATGAAAATAAATGGAAAAGTCTGATGGGATACAAAAAATCTCCCAATCCTGAATATAACCTTCCAAGAGAACCTATACGTCCCGCAAAGTCGCAAGGAAGACCGCGTGTGGTAAGAAGCCGTTTTATGGGATAGAAGAGACCATGTATACAGAAGATGATTTAGCGCAAATAGAACAAGCGATTACTAAGCTGCAAAAAGGCGAGCGCGTAGTTTCTGTTGCCTATGGCGATCATATTGTCAAATATGCGGAGGTTGACTTACGCGACTTGCTGAATTTGAGGCAGCGCATGAAATCAGAGCTTAAGGTTGCAGGCATTTCTCCTAAAAGACGCATTACCTTTGCCACACATAAAGGGATTGTCTAATGCTGCTAAAATCACTCGCACAATTATTCAAACGTCCAAAAAGCAAAGCTTCCGCTTGGGATGCGGCTGGTTCTGGTAAACGCCTAACCTATTGGCAGCCAGAAAATAGCGCCATTAATAGTTTGCTTGGCATGCATCTATCAACGCTTCGTAGTCGCTCGCGCGATATGGTACGAAAAAATCCTTATGCCTCCAATATTATTGAAACGTTAGTGAGTAACGCCGTTGGCACCGGCATTAAACCGCAATCCAAAGCTAAAAATGCAGAATTTCGCAAACAAGTTCAATCCTTATGGCTACGCTGGACCGATGAAGTGGATAGCCATGGCGTTAATGATTTTTACGGTCTACAAGCCTCTATTTGTCGCAGCATGATTGAAGGCGGTGAATGTTTCGTGCGCTTTAGAGTTCGCCGCTCTGAAGATGGTTTATCCGTACCATTACAATTACAGGTGCTTGAATCTGAGCATTTAGACACATCAGCTGATCGGTTACTTTCTAATGGTAATTCTGTGCGAAGCGGTATTGAATTTAATAAACTCGGTCAGCGCGAAGCCTATTATTTATTTCGCGAACATCCCGGTGAAAAAACCTTGGTCTCTGCGGGCGAGTCAGTACGTATTCCTGCCTCTGAAGTATTGCATATTTATAAACCACTGCGTCCCGGTCAGATTCGGGGAGAACCGTGGCTTAGCCGCGTGCTGCTTAAACTGTATGAGCTGGATCAGTATGACGATGCCGAGCTGGTGCGCAAAAAAACCGCCGCTATGTTTGCAGGGTTTATCACTCGCCTTGATCCTGAAGCCAACATGATGGGTGAAGGTGCTGCCAATGAACAAGGGATGGCTCTTGCTGGTCTTGAGCCTGGCACCATGCAGCTTTTAGAGCCTGGCGAAGATGTAAAATTTTCCGATCCATCCGATGTGGGTGGCAATTATGAAGCCTTTATGCGTCAGCAGCTCAGAGCCATTGCTGTTGGGATGGGTATCACCTATGAACAGCTAACAGGCGATTTGACTAATGTTAATTATTCCTCCATCCGTGCGGGTTTGATTGAGTTTCGTAGGCGCTGCGCCACTTTGCAACATCATGTGATGGTGTTTCAATTTTGCAGACCCGTTTGGAATCGCTGGATTGAACTCGCTTTACTCTCCGGTGCCTTGCCTTCTCAAGACAAAGACACTTCTATCAAAGATGTCAAATGGATCCCTCAAGGATTTGCTTGGGTTGATCCTCTTAAAGATCAACAAGCACAACAAATGGCAGTACGTAATGGCTTTAAAAGTCGCGCTGAAGTGGTTTCAGAGCTGGGATATGATACAGAAGAAATTGACCAAGAAATTGCGGCAGATAATGCAAGAGCCGATCAATTTGGTCTGGTTTTAGATTCCGATCCAAGGCACACAACGCCGCCTAAGAAAAGAGGTTTTTGATGAACAATCTTTATTTAAAATTTGCTATGAAACCCATCATGCTCGAGCGTCGCAGCTTTGAGTGGCTGGCTGCCCACATGGCATCAAACAAAGCATTCAAACCGATAAAACCGCCGATGATGCATGGTGCTAGCAATGGCATGGCCATCATTCCGATCCAGGGCATTTTAACCAAACGTTCTGGGATATTTGACGGCATGTTGGGTATGACTTCTTATGATGAGATTCAAAAACAGATCAGCGCAGCTTTGTCGGATGATGCCGTACAAACGATTTTGCTCGACATTGATAGTCCCGGCGGCGAAACCAGCGGCCTGTTTGATTTAGCCGATTTTATCTTTAATGCTCGCAGTCAAAAACGTATTTGGGCCATGTGTAATGATGAAGCCTATTCTGCAGCTTATGCCATTGCATCCAGCGCTGAAAAGGTTTTTATCAATCGCACTTCTGGTGTAGGTAGCATTGGCGTGATTGCCAGTCATATTGATCAAAGTGCCTTTGATGAAAAACAAGGTGTTAAATACACCACCGTTTTTGCCGGTAATCGCAAAAATGATTTAAATCCCCATGAACCTATCACCTCTGAATCCATGCAAACACTGCAAAGTGAGGTAAGCAGGTTGTACGACATGTTTGTAGAGCTGGTGGCCCGTAACCGTAATCTGGATCAAAGCGCCATTCGCTCTACTGAGGCGGGGCTCTATTTTGGGATTGATGCCATCAATGCCGGTCTTGCGGACGAAATTCTCACTTTTCCTGAATGTATCCAAAAAGCTTTTGATCAATCTCATATGAGGACCTTTGCCATGACTGAAACAGTACCGACCATTAACTCTGATGAATTACTGGCCCAAGGAAAAATACAAGGGCGCAGTGAATATCATGCAGAAGCTTTAGAAATTTTCCGTTTATGTAAGCTCTCGAAGATGCCAGAAAAACTGGGTGATTTTATTGAGAAAAATATCCCGGTTAACGAAGCACGCGAGCAGCTCATGCAGTTACTCGCTGATCGTACCGGTACTGAAATCTTGAGCACCGTGAGCCTTGAGCCAACCCCTCAAGAAAATCCTGTGATCCAAGCTGCTAAAGCTCGAAGTGGGCATTTGAAATTAACCGCATAAATGGAGGAAACCCTTATGACCGTTGCTACCCAACCCAATAACCTTGGCGATCTTCTTAAATTTGAAGCACCCAGCTTGTATTCCCGTGAGGAAATAACGGTTGCCCAAGGACAAAATTTAACGCTTGGCACCCTTGTTGGCCAGGAATCTGAAACGGATTTAATTAAAGCCTTAAATCCTGCTGCCACCGATGGTACACAAAATGCCCTTGGGGCGTTGATTGCTGATACAGATGCATTGGCAGCCAATATTAAGGCCGTGATTGTGACACGTGATGCGATTCTTGCCGATCATGCCGTTATCTGGCCAACCACCATCACGCTTGAGCAAAAAACAGCTGCCATCAAGCAGCTCGAAGCACGCGGCGTCATTATTCGTAAAGGGGTATAATTTATGCAAAATCCATTCTCACATCCAGCATTTAACATGGCGGCATTAACGGCTTCCATTAATTTATTGCCAAACACGTATGGCCGCACTGAATCGTTAGCATTATTTCCCTCTAAATCGGTACGCTTTAGGCATATTGCTATTGAAGAACGCAATGGCGTGCTCAGCTTATTGCCAACAGCAAGCCCAGGCGCGCCGGGTACTGTTGGTAAACGCGATAAACGAAAAGTCAGAACCTTTACCATTCCACATATCCCCCATGATGATGTGGTGCTGCCAGAAGAAGTACAAGGTATCCGTGCTTTTGGTACAGAAAATGAGTTGCAAGCGATTGCCAGTGTCATTACAGATCACCTGCAATCTATGCGTAACAAACATGCCATTACTTTAGAACACCTCAGAATGGGTGCTTTGAAAGGCATCATTTTGGATGCTGATGGTTCTGAACTCGTCAATCTCTATAATGAATTTGAAATCACGCCAAAAGTCGTAAGCTTTGCTTTAGGCACAGCTGGCACTGATGTTAAAAGAAAATGTATCGAAGTGCTGCGTCATGTTGAAGATAACCTACGTGGCGAATTCATGACAGGCGTTCATGCGCTAGTTAGCCCTGAATTTTTTGATGCCTTAACCTCACACGCCAAAGTCAAAGAAGCTTATGAACGCTGGCAAGATGGATCAGGATTGCGTAATGATATGCGCTCAGGGTTTACTTTTGGTGGGATTACTTTTGAAGAATATCGCGGCCAAGCAACCGATCCTGATGGTAACGTGAGGCGCTTTATTGCAGCTGATACAGCACATTGTTTCCCACTAGGTACCGCTGAAACGTTTTCAACCTATTTTGCACCGGCTGATTTTAACGAAACCGTCAATACCTTGGGGCAACCGCTTTATGCAAAGCAAGAGCCAAGACGCTTTGATCGCGGTACGGATTTACATACCCAAGCCAATCCGCTGCCAATGTGTCATCGCCCAGGGGTGCTGGTTAAGCTCACGGTATAAGCCATGAGTTTAAACCGGATGTTTGAGGATTGTTTTGCACATTTAGGGAAAGAGGCACTGTACCAGAGTTCTGGCGCTGCCCCTTTTCCTATTCGTGTTTTAATCAAACAACCCGATACTGCCTATGAAATGGGTGATGGGCAAGTCATTGGCCATATGGCGATATTTGAAGTGCGTATTGATGAATTGGCCTTCCCGAAAATGGGTGATCAGCTGATTATTGCTGGCAATCGCTATAAAATCTTTGCTGAACCTCTGCGGGATGTTTCCAATACGGTTTGGGAAATAACAGCTATGGTAATGGAGGTATGATATGTCCACCTTTACTTTGGATGTTACAACATACGGTGATATCGAACAAATTATTGCTTCGATGCGCGGGACGGAAAGTCAAGTACAATTGGCGGCTATGCGCGCGCTCAACAAAACTGCGCTTTGGCTTAAATCCCAAAGCGTGAAAGAAATCAGCGCGCAGAAAAAACTTCAACAAAAAATCATACGTGAACGACTGAAGCTTGTTAAAGCCAGCAAAAGTTCTTTAAAAGCATTGGTGGTCGCCAGTCTTTACGGTATTAAAGCCTCGCTTTTAGGTTCCATGCGCCAAACGGCTATAGGTGCCACAGCAGGAAAATCTCAATTTACCGGTGCCTTTGTAGCCACTATGCCCACGGGCCACCGGGGTATTTTTAAACGAAAGACTAAAAGCAGATTACCCATTCGTGAAGTCGTGCTACCGCTTGAGCCTGTCGCCTCTAATATCATTAAAGGCTTTGTGGATTCAGGTGCTGGAGAAAAATTTATTCAATATTTTCGCCATGAACTGGGCTTTATTTTAAAGGGGAGCCTATGAATTTTTGGGAAGAATTACATGCTGCCATCACTACCATTTTAAAACGCGAGATACCGGAAATTCAAACCTGTGAATCTTATCCAGTGATTAAAACGGCGTTATTAGCACCTGCAGTTTTAATTGAACTGGCAAGCTTTGAACCCGGCAATGATCCAGGCACTGGTGAAATTGCGCTACGTGCTCGATTTGAAGCAAGAATTATTGTAGATAGCACTACCGCAAACGCTGCCGCTGCCGTTCGAGCATTGGCGAGTGAAGTTGCCAGAGTGGTTCATCAAAATTCATGGGGGATGAATGTATCTCCCGCTGAATTTTTAGGTGCTAGTCCTGATGGTTTTAAACCTGATCTCGATGCATACATGGTGTGGATCGTGGAATGGGTGCATGAACTCCACCGTGGGGATTCAGTTTGGACACCAAGCAGCATTCAGCCACACACCATTTATGTGGGCATCGCCCCAGAAATCGGCGCTGCTCATGAGCCAGATTATATAGAGGTGCAAAATGGAGAGTTTTAGTTTTTCTGAAATCGACAGAAAACTTGCTAACCTCATTCGAGTCGGGACTGTCAAGGAGGCCGATTATAAAAAAGCCCGTGTGCGTATTCAGATTGGAAAAATTCTTACCGATTGGCTGCCTTGGGTGACTTCTCGTGCGGGGCAAGACAGAAATTGGTCAGCGCCCAGTGTGGGTGAACAGGTTGTTTTGTTATCACCATCGGGAGAAATGGCGCAAGGTGTTGTGATTCCCGCCATTTATCAGCAAAAACACCCTGCGCCCAGTGATAAAGAAACAGATGCCACTTTGGTTTTTCAAGACGGCAGCAAAATGCTTTATGACAAAAAAGAACATCACCTAAGCGTCACTCTGGTAACAGAAGGCAAGCTAACGCTGAAGATAGGTGAATCAAGCCTTGAGATGAGCAAAGACGGTATCAAGCTCAAAGCTAAACGAATTGATTTGAATGAATGATATGCCAGGAATCGTAAGACTTAATGATAAATGCACCGGCCACAGCTGCTATCCACCCAGACCTTGTATTAGCGCAAGTAATGATGTGTTTGTTGATGGTAAGGCCGTCCACCGCGAACAAGATAAATGGGCTATGCATGCGTGCCCAAATACGCCGCCTCATGATGGCGTGCTCGCCACAGGTTCAAGCACGGTCTATGTCAATGGAAAAGCCATTGCTCGTATTGGTGACCCAATTTCTTGTGGTTCAAAAACACAAGAAGGCAGCCAAACTGTTTTTGCGGGGTAAATCATGCGCGGAATGAATGCGAGTAGCGGCAAAGAATTAACAGGCCTTGAGCATCTCAAGCAGTCCATTGTGGATATTTTGACCACACCCATTGGCAGCCGAGTGATGCGCAGAGATTACGGTTCTAGACTATTTGAGCTGGTAGATCGGCCAACATCTCCCGGTTTTGCCGTTGAACTTTATGCGGCCACTGCTGAGGCACTGCAAAAATGGGAGAATCGTTTTAAATTGGAGCGTGTGCAAGTTGTGGATATTAAAGAAGGTCATATTACTTTGATTTTAGAG